TTAGATTATGCAACGCCTGAGACACTAACAGGATTTACTTGGAGGTTAGATGTTAGAATGAGGATTGATAACGATGACACCTAAAATAGAAAAGATATATAACCTGATCTACTACTCAGACTTTGACGAGTACGAGATTAAACAATTGGTAATAGGTCTACTTGGTAAGACACTCACTGAATCATCATGGCATCAAGCAGCAAACACAGTAAGCAGCTACAAGATAGATGATGAGAGAGAACTAGACTTTGATGGAGGGGATAACTTGAGATGAGACTATACATGAACAAAGTTGGTGAGTGGGTAGGTACTCAGTCCGAAGCTAAAAAGATAGGTGCAACTATGGTAGAAGTACCTACAGATAAACCTAACCTATTGAAATGGTTGAATGAATTTACTGGAGCTATCGATGTAGCAGCACAAGAAATAATAGAAGAAAAGAAAACAATTCAGAAACCATTGAAAGCACATGCATGGGAGACAATCGGAGAGTGTGCAGACAAGGCAAGTATAGAAGATCTGACCGTAGCATTAGCTAGATACATGGATAGAGTGCAAGACATTGCAGATAAGCAGAAGGAGACACTTAATGAGTAAATATTCTAAGCACGTATGGGAATCAACCTGTCAATACTGGTTGAATGACATGTACAAACCATTAGAAACTAACTTGTATCATTCAAGAACCAGAGCAATTAAAGATGCTATCTCAACGATACGATACAAAGATTCAAATGATCACGAAGTAAAAGAACTAGGTAACACCAACAAGAAAGACTACACTGTAGTCAGAACTGTTGGAAGACAATCAAAACAATACATCATAAGAAAGAAATATGTACTATGAATAAAACACAAAAAGAAAATAAGTATTCTAATCCAATGTGGACTAAGGAAGAACAGGAAGCAGTGGATAAGTACGTTGAACGGATCAGATTCAAACCAAAGAACAAAGAGGAAAAAGAAGAGTGACTAATATGATTACAGATATAATTATATTAGTTCTCGTACTGTTATTTATGTATTGGGTACACACCCGAATCAACATGTGACAACATGACCCACTTGTAATGAAAATGAAAGTGAGTACCTACTATAGGTATTACTATTAGTTAATAACTTAAATCTTATATCTTTTATTAGATATACTACTAATAGTATTACCAACAGTAAAAACTTAAGGATATACACAGTGAGTATTTACATACCAGAACCTATAACTATACTACTAGTTGTGCTCTCGTTGTTAGCAGGGTTCTTATACAGGAAGTATAACGACAAAGAAGATATAGCTGACGCATTCGATGAAGGATACGAAAAGGGACGTAAGGATGTTGTCAGACTGCTATCTGAATTAACAGGGAGGGATTTGCAAATTGAACTGGAACGAGGTGACTTGGATAGATGATCCACATGATGAAGTAACACACTGGATAGGGAGACTAAATAATGAGACACTTAAAATACGAACAAGAGAAAGTTGCTGCTGTACAACAGTATATCATAGACCTACAGAAGGATATAAGTGACCTGGAGTGGGATGGTGAAAACAAAAAAGCAGACAACCTAAAGAGAATATTGTCTGATGTTATGGAGCAAAGGAAGAGAGGTGAGGTATGGTATCCAATGTTTTAAAGGTTAATAAAAGAAAGGGTATGCCAACAAAGAAAAAGATACATGAGTACTGGTATGGCAATTCTTTTCTTGATCAGTATGGTATAGAATTAGGTGGACTAAATGATTGTTTTGCTTGTGGTTTTAATATCAAGGTACAGAGATGTCACATCCTTTCTATCAATGAAAGTGGTGACAACTCAGTAGAAAACCTACACCTTCTCTGCCCTACCTGTCATGTAGAATCAGAATTTTTAAATGGTGATTACTACTGGAATTGGTTATCTTACAAGAACATAAACGAGTATGAGATGCCTATTGAAAGAACAATGAAATTGTCTAAAGTAAATCCAAAACTTTACAGACAGAGAGCAAAAGATCTTGGTTTTACAGATGAGGAAGTGGAAAAATATATATGATGTATGTATTAGTATGGATGCAGTTGTTTAGCACACAGACAGTCGAGCACTACCAGTTAGGTAACTATGCCACTATAGAAGAGTGCCAGATTGAACTGAGCAAAGCAGCTAAGATGGTAACGCACAAGTCAGAGACAGTGGCTTGTCTAGAAGTAGAGGTACAGTAATGAAGAGATACCTAGTTAAAATAAAAAAGAACAAAGATGATAATAGTCATATAAGTTTTTACATGAGGGCAAAAGACAGACGAATTATCTTAGATATGTTTGAGCACAATGAGTACTATGCAGTAGGTGTAGAGGAAATCAGAAAGGAGAAATTACAATGACACCAAGTCAAGCAGCAGAGATAGAAGCTAAGAAAACATTTGAAGGATTTATCAAGTGGTGTAAGGTTTCATTCTACTGGATCATGACAATCCTAGTGATCCTGGCATGGTGTAACTTTGGAGCAGACACTGAGACTGGTAGTCAATACAATGGTGAAGTCTACGCACCAAAGAATATAGGAAAAACTTATGATTGAGGTAACTTATCAGCAGCATGTAGGTAGTGACATCATGGTTGTAAATGCAGCTAGGGTTAGCTTTGGTAAAAAGTCAGAGATGATTTGCACTGACCAAACAATCGGGAAGTGGGGACTCAAAACCAAGGATGAAAAGTTAATACAGTACCTATCTAAACACAAGCACTACTCTCCATTCAATCACACGTTTTTAACCTTCCATGTCAAAGCTCCTATCTTTGTAGCACGTCAGCTACAGAAGCATGAGTACATGCCTTGGAATGAAATTAGTCGTAGATATGTAGATGATGAACCTGAGTTTTATAAACCTGATACATGGCGTGGACGTAGTGCTAATAAGAAACAAGGTAGTGAGGGTACTGTTGATGTTGGAGATTGGGAGGATGCAAACTGGGTAGGCTTACAGACTTATAAAGAGCTACTTGATTATGGCGTAGCACCAGAGCAAGCACGTATGGTACTACCACAGTCTATGATGACTGAGTGGTATTGGTCAGGAACACTTCATGCTTTTGCAAAGATGTGTGGACTACGGCTTAAGCCTGATGCTCAGTATGAAACAAGACTTGTAGCAGAAAAAATAGAAGAAAAAATAATGGAGCTATTCCCTGTATCATGGGAAGCTTTAAGAATGTATGAGGATTAGAGGTGACAAATAAATGTATACGTGATATGAGTGATGAGGAGAGGAAGAGATCAATTGAAAAGGAACAGTGTAACAATGACAGCAGCAGTAAACAGCAGCAACGAGATAACACATCAACCGTGCCCATTCGAGGACTGTGCAAGCAGTGACGCATTCAGCTACAACGTAGCAACAAAGGTTGGCAAGTGCCACTCCTGTGGCAGAGGATACCCAAACAAAGATAAAAAGTTTGAATGGGCAGAACGTACCTACCCACCACCACCTCTTAAGGTTGATGTCAGAAACGCAAAAGTTATTTCTGGTAAACACACAGGTATTCGTGGCTTGGATGAAGATGTAGCCAAGCTATACAACATACAGTTACAAACTGGTGAGGGTAACTTACCAGTACGATATGCTTTCAAGTACCCCAATGGCGTCAAGTACAGAGGCTTTCACGAGAAGAAGTTCTTCTGGAAAGAGGGCAGTGACTCAAACAATTTGTTTGGACCTGAGTTCAATGCAGGATCTAGTAAACGGATCTACATTACTGAGGGTGAGTTTGATGCAGCAAGTCTTTACCAGGTGTTAGGTAAGTCCTACCCTGTTAAGTCAGTACCTTCTGCTTCACTATCAGAAAAGCTAATCAAGAATTGTTTTGATTACCTCAACAGCTTTGAGATGGTAGTCTACGCAGGTGAGCTATCGGATGCAGCAGGTAAAGCAGCAGCACAAAAGCTTTACAGTATGATGCCTGAGAAGTTCTACTATGTACCTATGTCCAAGTGGAAGGATGCCAATGAGTTCTTGATGGAAGGAGATAGTGAAGACCTCAAGTGGTCAGCCCTCAAGCCTCAACGATTCAGTCCTGACAATTTCTTTGTAGGTGATCTTGAAGTTGAGAAGGCTATCACTACAGAGAATCCATACGAGTATGTATCAACAGGTCATGTTGCTATCGATGACAAGATCAGAGGATTGGTCAAAGGTGGTTTAACTTTTATCAAAGCTATGAGAGGTCAGGGTAAGACTGAGCTAGTCAGATACTTTGAGGTTCAACTCCTTAAGCAAAACACTCGTGTTGCTATGCTACACATGGAAGAGATGAAGTCTACAACCTACAGGGCAATGGCAACCTACGAACTTGGATGGAACGTCAGAACCAAAGAGGATGCCAAAGCTACAGGGTATACAGAAGAACAAGTTATCCAGGCTGCACAAAAGATGACAGGTGGTGAGAACACAATCATCTTTGAGATGCAAACGCATGACGATCCTATGCAGTTACTAGACTACGTAAGGCTAGCATCCACTGTGTATGGAGCACAGTACATCTTCATAGATCACGTCCAACGTCTAGCCTACCTGTCTAACTCTGGCGTTGATGCAGCCACCAGTACCCTGACAACTCTAGGCTCACGAATGGCACAGCTTGCTAAAGAGTTAAACATTGGTGTTATCTTTATCTCTCAGGTCAATGATGATGGACGTACAAAGTATGCTGCATCTCTTGAAGAGGAAGCTATCATCTGTATCAAACTGCAACGTGATGTGGAGGCAGAGGATGAAACAGAACGCAACACCACACACTTTATCGTAGATAAGAATAGACCCTTTGCTAAGTTAGGTAATGCAGGATCAGTGTACTATGACCCTGAAACAACTATCTTAGAAGAAAAGGTTTTTAACGGATGAGGATAGTAGTATCGGACATAGAAACAAATGGACTTGAGGACAGTAACAAGCTTTGGATTTGTGGTGGTAAGGATATTACTACTGGTGAAGTAGTCAGGTTTGATAACTGTCACGAGGATGAGGTTGCTAAACGTGAAGCAATCAAATGGTATGAGTCAGCAGATCTAATTGTTGGTCACAACTTTATACAGTTTGATGCACCTATGCTTAACAAACTCTTGAGGCCAAGACTGATTGACCCAAAGAAGATTGTAGATACTCTGATCGTCAGCCGACTTTCAGACTACGACATCGAAACACCCAAGGGTTCACGATCACCTCACAGTCTACAGGCTTGGGGTATGAGACTTAACAAACATAAAGGAGACTTTCATGAGTTTAATAACTTCAGTATCGAAATGGTTGACTACTGGTATCAAGACATCGAGGTTACAGAATCTCTGTTCAATCATTTCAATGACATTATTTGGAATCCTGATTGGGCTAAGTCTCTGAGAGCAGAACATGACGTACAGATAGAGCTAGTCAGAACTCAGTACTACGGTTTTCAGTTTGATATTCCAAAGGCTGAGTTCTTACTTAACTCTGTCAAAGAAAAGATGAAGACACTTGAGGATCAATTCCAGGTGGACTTCCCACCTAAACTACAAGAGGTCAATCGTATCAAGTACCGACTCAAGAAGGATGGTACGGAGATGGCTACAGTAAGTAAAGCAAAAGAGAAGTATGCATTAACTACTGTAGAAAGTAATGACCTTATTTGTTTTGACTGGTCATCCTTTAATCCTGGCTCATCAAAGGATCGAATTGATGCACTATGGGATGCAGGGTGGAAGCCAGTAGATAAAACTAAAACAGCTATCAACTTCTCCAGAAAAAAGGTAGGAGATCCTTACGGTAAGTCTATCGAATCTATGGATGAGGATTTCTACGATCAAAAGAAAGAACATCTTTCACACTACGGATACACTGTTTCTGAGGATAATCTCAGTACACTTCCAGAGGCAGCACCTACAGGAGCCAAAGCCTTGGCCCAGTGGTTGACACTGGAAGGTAGACGTTCATCACTGGTGGAGTGGCTAGGACAGTGTGGAGAAGATTCACGTATTCACGGTAGGATACAAAGCATTGGAGCCTGGACTGGACGTTGCTCACATAAAGATCCTAACACTGCTAACATATCTTCTCCTTTTCATGATGAGGTAACAACTCCAGTTGAAGAGGTAAAGAAGCAGTACGATGAAAACTTAAGGTCTTGTTGGACTGTACCCTCTGGATCATGGTTGGTTGGCACAGATGCAGATGGGATTCAGTTACGAGTATTAGCTGATTACCTATGGCGTATGTTTGACGCAGATCAGTATGCACAAGCTATCATGAAGGGTAAGAAAGAAAACGAGACAGACATTCACAACGTCAACAAGAATGCTCTGGCTGTACCCAATGGTACAAGAGATATGGCAAAGACTTTTATCTATGCTTGGCTACTAGGAGCAGGGGTAGCAAAGACTGGTCAGATTCTAAAGGTCAGCATGAAGGAAGCACAGGATGCACGTACTCGTTTTGAGATGAGCATTGGTGGTCTTTATGATCTAAAGAACAGCTACATCTCTACTGTGGGAGAGCATGGTTGGTTCAAAGGGTATGATGGACGTAGAGTTAAAGTACCAAGTACCCATAAAGCTTTGGCAGGTATCCTACAAAATGGTGAGGCTTGTCTGATGAAGCATACTCTCTTACGTTGGCATGATGCTGCACGTAAGGAAGGTATCAAGTTTAAGATGGTTGGATTTATTCATGATGAGTACCAAGTAGAAGTAACAGGTACAGAAGAAGAAGCTATACACCTTGGTAAACTACAAGAAAAATGTATGCTTAAAACTGGAGAGGAGTTAGGCTTTAAGATACCTACGCCTGGCTCTTCAAACGTAGGAAAAAATTGGGCTGAAACCCATTGACAACTACAATAAAAAATATTAGATGTAACAACAGTAAAAAAGGAGGGCAAAATGCCATCAACACAAATAGATGTAAAAGGTAAGATCGAATGGGCAAAAGTATTTGAATCCAATCGTGATCGTGCAGAGTTCCATCAGGAGACTGACGGTATGTACAAGGTCACAGTTGCTACTGATGAGAAGACTATGAAAGAACTGCAGAAAGCAGGTCTTGGTAAAAAGTTTAAAGAGACTGATCATGGGTGGAGTGTTACCTTAGATCGTCCTCATAAAGGTAAGCACGAATGGCAGGGTGGTCCTCCCATCGTGGCTGACATTACTGGTAAAGCATGGAACCTAGAAGAGAAAGGTTTCATTGGTAACGGTAGTGAAGGTATTGTAAAGTTTGAACTGTACGATGCTGGTGCACGTAAAGGTTCACGCCTGTTAGGACTTCAAGTCCTAGACCATGTGGTCTATGAATCAGAAGGTGGCTCCTCCCAGCCACGTTCAATGTTCACTGATCACTCCCAGAGTTCTGGTGGTTCGTCGTCTTCCACCTCCCAAGAAGAACCACAGGACTCAATACCCTTCTAGGTTTTCTGATTCCTTCCCCTAGAAGAATCGCCCTCACCTTTTTTCTCATTTTGAGGTGGGGGCGTATACACAAAAGGATATACAATGCCCAATATAAAAACACTCGTCAAAGATATGGAAGACACAATCCTTGGACTCAAGGGTTGGGATCATTTACTCAGTCTAAAGATGGGTGATCGTATTGGCAAAGCAGCTACCTCAAGATTCAGAGCACCACAGAAACCACGAGGGTATTTGTCGTTCTCCTCTATTGGTAGCCCATGTAAAAGAAAACTTTGGTACAAGATCAACGAGACTAATGTAGCTAAAGCATTGTCTCCTTCAGACTTGCTGAAGTTCTTTTATGGAGACATGATAGAGGAATTAGTTCTTGCTATTGTAGAGGCATCTGGTCACAAGGTTACAGGTCAACAGGATCGAATGAGGATTAATGACCTGGCAGGACACAGGGATGCAGTGATCGATGGAATGACTATCGATGTTAAGTCTGCCTCTCCTTACTCATTTAAAAAGTTTGCGGAAGGTAATCTAAGGGAAGAAGATCCATTCGGTTATATCAGTCAGCTAAGTTCATATGTCTACGCAGCAAAGGATGATCCACTGGTAACAAACAAAACGCATGGTGCATTCCTTGTTGTTGATAAAGTAGGTGGTGGTATCTGCTTGGATATGTACGACTTTACTCCTGAGTTAGAACAAAAAGAAAAAGAAATAGACCAAGTAAAAGAAATGGTAAAGGGTGGCATACCTGACAGAGGTTTTGATCCAGTACCACAATCAAAGACAAGCCCTAACACAAAGCTTCATCCTTCCTGTGGATTCTGTGAGTTCAATAAGAAGTGTTGGCCTGAAGCCAGGAGATTTGTTTATGGCAATGGTGATGTCCTCCTGGTGGACGTGGTTAAGATACCAAATGTCCCAGAGGATCTTACGTACAATGAGCAAACGGTATAGAGCATCAGCACTCAAGGCAGGATATCGATCTGGCTTTGAGGATGATGTAGCAAAAGAGTTACGATCCAAAGGAATTAAGTTTACGTATGAAAAAGAAAAGATCAGGTGGGTTGACTTAAAAGTAAGAACGTATACACCTGACTTTGTTTTGTCCAACGGTATCATTATAGAAACCAAGGGACGATTTGTAGCAAACGATAGACGTAAGCACAAAGAGATAGCAAAACAATTTCCTGATTTAGATATTCGTTTTGTTTTTCAAAACAGTAGAGCAAAGTTATACAAGGGTGCTAAGTCTTCTTATGCAGACTGGTGCAAAAAGTATGGCTTTCAGTACGCAGAAAAATCTATTCCTGACGATTGGACAAAAGAATAGATTGACGTATGTGTTTCAGTCTATATAACTTGGAGGTTCCTGTGTTGTTTGAGATAACAATGTTACTGGAGGTAGATCCTGAAGCAAACTTTATTGCTTCAGATAGTTTGAAGATGAGTGTTGAAGAAATAATTCGAGACACCATCTATGACTTAGACGATGTTAAAATTATAGAGATAGATGCAAAGGAGAAATAATGCTAACACATCAAGACTTAGAAGACATGGGATACTTTGATGCCTTTGAAGAAAATAAACCAGTAGACTTAGATGATTATTCTGAGTGGGTAGAAAACAAAATGATTACCTCTGGTGATAAAAGGTTCTTAGAAAATACTATGGGTCTGATAGGAGAAACAGGTGAGTTCTTTGAGAAGCTCAAGAAACATAAGAGGGATGACACACCATTAGATAAACAAGGTGTCACACTTGAAGCAGGGGATATGTTCTTTTACTTTATAGCTATACTAAATCTTTTAGATATAAAATTAAATGATGTTGTAAAAGAAAATATGAAGAAGCTCGACAGCAGAGAGAAACGTGGAACAATAAAAGGATCAGGAGACTACAGATGAATATACCAAACACAGAACCAGAGTACGGACCAACACTAGAGATATCAGAATCTATTCATGCTGAGAAGTATAGAGGCCAGGGAGAAACATTTAAGGATGCAATGACCCGTGTTGCACGAGCACTGAAGGATGATGAGGGACACTTCAATAACTTTAGAAACATTTTATTCAATCAACGTTTCCTTCCTGCAGGGAGGGTGCAGAGTGCAATGGGTGCACCAAGGCGTGTGACACCCTACAACTGCTTTGTCAGTGGTACTATTGAAGATAGTATGGACGGTATCATGGATGCCGCAAGACGTGCAGCAGAGACAATGAGATTAGGTGGTGGTATTGGCTACGATTTCTCTACTCTTCGTCCTCGTGGTGCAATGATAAAATCTTTGGAGTCTAAATCTTCTGGACCTTTATCATTCATGGGTATCTTTGATGCTGTATGTAAAACAATTGCTTCTGCAGGACACAGACGTGGAGCACAGATGGGTGTCCTTCGTGTTGACCACCCTGACATTGAAGAGTTTGTTACAGCAAAGAACAACAAGACTGCCCTTACTGGTTTTAATATTAGTGTTGGTGTCACTGATAAATTTATGACTGCAGTAAAAGAAGGTACTGACTTTGATCTAGTATTCAACGGAGAAGTGCGTAAGACTATTGATGCTCGTGCTCTTTGGGATATGATTATGACAAGCACCTGGGACTGGGCTGAACCTGGTATCCTATTTATTGATCGTATCAATCAGAAGAATAACCTACATTATTGTGAAACAATTGCAGCTACTAATCCCTGTGGTGAGCAACCACTGCCTCCCAATGGTGCATGTCTTCTTGGTTCTTTTAACCTGACCAAGTATATCCTTGAGCATGATGGAAAGTATGTCTTCAACATGAATCAACTACGTAATGACATACCTCATGTTGTTAGAGCAATGGACAACGTTGTAGACAGAGCAACCTATCCTCTCAAGGAACAGGAGGAGGAAGCTAAAAGTAAAAGACGTATGGGTCTAGGGGTAACAGGGGTGGCTAACGCCATAGAAGCATTAGGTTTTGACTATGGCAGTGAAAGATTCTTGCAAACTCTAGAAGAAATTATGGGAGTAATTAGGGATGTTGCATACACTACATCTGTCGAGCTTGCTATTGAAAAAGGATCATTCCCTTTATTTAATCAAGCTTATCTTGAGTCTGACTTTGCAAAGACATTACCAGATAACATACGAGAGTTAATAAGTAACTACGGTATTCGTAACAGTCACTTGTTATCTGTAGCTCCAACAGGAACTATCAGTTTGTCAGCAGACAATGTTTCTTCTGGTATTGAACCACCTTACGAGCTTGTAGCTGACAGAACGATCCAAACGTTTGATGGTGAAAAGATTGTAAAGTTAGAGGACTATGGCTACCGTGTCTTTGATGTCAAAGGTAAAACAGCAAACGAACTGTCTGTGTTTGATCATGTTAAAGTTTTAAATGTAGCTTCTAAGTTTGTTGACTCAGCTTGTAGTAAAACCTGTAACGTTGGTGATGATGTATCTTGGGAAGACTTTAAAAAGATTTACATGGATGCTTATGATGGCGGTGCTTCTGGGTGTACAACATTCAGAGCAGCAGGTAAACGTACAGGAATTTTAAATGCTTCTTCTGAAGAAAACTCTGGACAAGAACAGGTAAAAGAAACACAAGACTTTGTTGATGAAGGTGGTGCTTGTTACTTTGATCCTGCCACAGGACTTCGTAAGTGTGAATGAGTATACCTCATGTAAGAAGAGAGATTGCTCCTAGATTTGGGAGCACTCCCTCACCTTGCGTAAAAGTATGTGAGGTAGATGATGGTGGTTTTTGTAAAGGATGTAAAAGAACACTTGACGAAATACGTAACTGGATGGTAATGAGTGACTACGAGCAGAACATGCTGTTGGCAGAACTCAAATGGAGAGAGCATAATGAAAAGAAACAATAGGCCATTTAGTAAATCCTGGTATGACGTTTACGATGATAAAGCAAAACAAACTTTAGCAGAGTATTTAGAATCAAAGGGACACACCATAGTCTCAACTAAAGAAGACTATAACGTTGATGTGGTTTCCCAGAAAGATGGGTACACTTACTTTAATGAGGCAGAAGTAAAGGTTGCATGGCAAGGAGACTGGCCTACTCACTGGTCAGAGATTCGCATACCATCTCGTAAACGTAGGTTAGTTGAGAAATACAAAGAACAGAATGGAGTTCTTAACTTCTATGTTTTTGATAAAAATCTTGATAAAGCCTGGAGAATAAAAGATACCCTTATGACTGATGATAAAATTAAAGAAGCATCAGGACGTAACATCTGGAAGGGTGAAAAGTTTTTTCATATTCCTTATACGGAGGCAGAGCTAGTTGAACTGCAATAAATGTGGTAACTTGTTAGATGATGAGGGGCAGTGTGGTGAGTGTTTATCATCTGATAACTCATCTTTAGACTTTCAAGTTGGCGGCACTCACTACAAGTCTAAAAAGATACAGCCCATTGAATATATTTTAGCTAACGAGTTAAAGTTTTCAGAAGGAAACATAATCAAGTACATCTCTAGACATGATGAAAAGAATGGTGCAGAGGACGTACTAAAAAGTATACAGTACCATTTGTTTATACTTAAGGATACCTACGGTGAAGAATACGAAATCATCAAAAAAGAAAACCCTTGAGCAAGAAGCCCAAGAGTTTACTCAAAAAGAGATTCCCAGTCATGATGTAACGACTAGGGATTACTTTGCAGGTGCAGCCCTGTCGGGTTTACTGGCAGCATCTGGGAAGTATATACGATCAGACGAGATCGTTAATCAAGCATTCTGTTATAGCTGCCTGATGCTTGACCATAAAAAGACTAAAGATAAATCGTCTTAAACTAAACCCCCAGTTAATCCCTGGGGGTTTTTTTTATTCGAGTCCCACTTCTTCAGTGATATTTCTTTGGTCTGTCCTGGTATCCTTTATCATAGCTAAAGCAAGATTAAGTTGTGAAACTGATAGATCCCATAACTCTTTTTCCCTTACATCAAAAGCTTTTAATACTTTTCGTACATCTGATTTCTTAGCTCCTGAGTTACCTATCTGAAAGATCAGACTAGCCTTTGTATCTTTATCTATGTAGCTATCTTCCAAGGCTTCCATAGTTTCTCTTTTAGCAAGAGTCAGCATAGCTTTCACTGTTGCTTTCTTTGTTTTAAGATCCATCCTGTTCCACTTACCATTAGAAGTAACGACATTGGAATACAACTCTAACACTGGAAAGACTTGTTCGTTAAATGCGTTTGCTGCTTCAGGAGATTTAGATCTTATCTCTGTCATCCAGTCTGGTCTTCCAATATCAGCAAATAATTTTTGAGTAGTAGAGGAAGGTAGAACTTCTCTGTAACCTACTACCCTTCCTATTCCCTGCACTGCTTTCCTATCTGATGTAGAGAACTCTTTCTCTGGAGCAATGTCCTCACCTGATAGGAGGCTGTAGATTTGATCAACATATCTAATAGAATTATTTAGATACTGATATCCCTGCTTACGATCAACAGCTACAAAGTCCTCTCCCCTTTGCATTGCAGCAATCTGATTTACTGGATCTAGTCTACGAGTAAACCCTGATACGT